TCCTTAAAGCGGACCACGGCCCGGTCAATACTGTCCATGATCCGGGTAGCTGTCGCTTCAGAACCGCCACCTTCAGATTTTCCTAATTGCCAGTCGCTGGCCAAAATGACAAAAGCCCTAGCGGTGTCGCTTGGCGGTGCCGGTTTTGCCGGTTTCCGCTTGGCAATTTGGGCACACAGACGTTCCACCTGTTCATCCTGGGCTTTAGTCTCACTAACTGGTTCTAGGGTGGCCCGGTAATACTTCAGACGTTGGATACCGTCCCCGGTGTTGGCGTCCCAGGCCCGGACCTGAATAGATCCAGGGACAATGGCCACCTGGGAAGGGTCCAGGTTCCAGTCCTTCATCAGTTCATCCCAAATAGCGTGGGTGGGTTCATCAGTCAGCGGACCGGTGGAAATAACACCGCCCTTATCCTGGGTCCAGGAAATGCCAGGTTCCCAACCACGGGGGTGGTTCATTTTGTGGCGTTTGGGCCTGTCGTAAAACTCACTAAGTTCAGACACAGGAACATTCCAGGTTCCTATGGGCACATACCCGGCGGGACGAAACAGACAAATTTCGCTTTAAAAAAAACCTAGTAATGGCCGTGTGGGTAATGTCCGGGGTTTCTAGGGCTTCCAATACAGCTTCCCGGTCTTCCGGGTTCAGCTGTTCTAGTGACCTAAAAACCAAACACTTAGCCTTAGGCCTGGATGGTTCACGAAATTCTGTTAGGTCTGCCATAAGTCACCCCCCTTCAGGTAGTCACAAACTACCAAACAAAAGGCCCTAGCCAACTGTCCTTGGCGATACGGTAACGGTTCCTTCAATGACCACCTGGGTACGTGTGGTGTCATGGTTTAGGGACGTTGGTTTACCGGCCCACTGCCACATCCAAACACCGGCCCGGTTGGTGGTGTCAATGTTGGCGTAGTAAAGGCCCACCCCGGTACGGACGATAGTTCCCGTAGGGTCCCCAGTTCCCCAGGTGTAGGTAAACATAATGGCGTTTTGCCCCTGGATCTCAAAACCAAACGTAACCTGGTCGGGATCTACAGCTGTGCCGGAAATAGACGTAAAGGCCTTATCCAGGTAGAACTGGATGGTGCTTCCTTCAATGATGTTGTAAGCCATGATTAACCTTCCTGGTTCTTAAATACTACTTTTCCCTTGGCGGAAGCGGTAGTGAAGTCACCGGAAACGCTGGCGGTACTTACACGGCCATGGGCGGAAGCGGTCCTAAAAGCCCCGTGGGCCGTTCCGGCACCGGGATGGAACGTAGTGATACCAACGGCCCTAACTAGGCCCACAGCGGTGGCTACAGCACGTCTGATAAGGGTACGTGACTTAGACGTTCCAATGGCGTACACCACCGTGGCCTTAGCTGTCCGGGTGACATTTACCTGGCGGGTAATTGTGGTGGCGTTTACCTGGGTGGCCTTGGCGGACCGGTTGAAAATGTTAGGGGTTCTAAACGCTTTAGCCACGTTGATCCGGGTGGCCTTGGCAACACGTACAAAGTTAGCAATTTTGCTAACACTGCTGGCCCAAACTGCCGTAGTTTTAGCTTGGCGGTTGAACCCTAAACTTTTTAAAGCACGTCCGGCCCGTACAGTTGTAGTCATGGCCAACCGGTTCCACAGGTACGCCCTAACGGCCCTGGAAGCCCTTACTAGGTTTCCTGAACTGGTCCTGGTCATAGTCCTGGTGAACGGAACCATGGTGTAAATGAAGCCACCACCCACGGGTATGTTGGACCCGGAAATTCTTAAGTTGCCATAAGCCTTTACTGAAGTCAAACCACTGATGTTGGTACCTAACATGAGATCCAACCGGGCCGGGGTGCCACCACCGGTAATGGCTACTTGGACATGTCCGTTGGCCGTACTGGCCCCGCTGTAGGCGGTGCTGTTTCCGGTTTGGAACCCACCCAGGGTTCCTGAAGTTAGGGAAGTTGTAGGCAAAACCGCTGTAACGGTGCTGGTCCCGTTGGTACTTAACATCAGTTGGCAATAGCCGGGGATAAGGGCCGTAGTGGGTGCTGTTGTAGTACATCCGGTAAGGGTGTTCAATGTCGTATTGGTGCCGGTGTAAGTAAAAACGAAGTTACCGGACGGGGAATAAATGACACCTTTTCCGCTACTCACTACCGTAGTGGCATTGTTAATAAGCACCGTTCCAGTAGCTTGGCCCAAAGTAGTGACGTTTCCGGAACCATCCACCCCGGCCCCAAATAACCCAAATTGACGTGGTTGGTTCACGTTAAATGAAGACGTACATGACGTGGCACAAATAAAGACTTCACCCTGGGTGTCATAACTGGTGGGAATACCGGAAGCGGAACTAGCCCACGTGATTACACCGCTGGTGGCACTGGCCTGGGTCGCACCAAACCCGGCACCGTCATTACCTGATCCATCAAAAGCCCCATTAGTTCCAGGACCGGAATACCTAAATTGGTTGTACCCGGATGAAGCACCAGTTAAAGGCCCGGTAAACACCATCATGGCCAGTCCCAGGGTGGTACTAGCTATGCCGTTGGACCACGTTACGTTAATTGCTGTGGACATACCGGACTGATACGGGGCTATGAAAACCGTGGGGGCGTTAATGCCGGTGCTTAAACTTTCCTCTAGTAGCGACATTGTGACGGTACCGCACGTCACCACGGTTACTTGATTGTTTGCGCCCGAAATAAAACTTCTAGGAATAATGCCCTGGTTTGTGTACAGGGCTACCACCAACCACTGACCGGTACTGGGCGTGGTGGGTAGGTTCCTGGTATCGGTAACACCGGTTTGAATTGTTGTCCGTACAACAGTTGAAGACTGGCGTGAAATTTCAGTGAAGGCCACCGTGGCCCCCAGTTATGCCGGGTACGGGGCGGACTGCCAGGTTGGTGTCACGTTCAATGTGTCACCTACGGCCAAAGTAACCGTGGAACTGTCACTAAATGGGGCGTACCAAAGGACCGTGGTTCCTGAACCTGAAGCTTGGCCTACCGTGGCACTGGTGGCAATAAAGATACCGTTAATGTTTGTCCAGGCGGAAGCACTGCTATTAGTGATGGAAATGGCAGATCCATAGGTGGACTGACGGACGTTAATGGTGTTGGCACCAATGACCACGGTTCCGGCGGTTTGGGCACCCCAGGTACCGGACGCCAGGGACGGACGGGCGGTGTACCCAGTGGCACTAGCCAATTCCGTCACGGGGTAGGTTCCCGTGTTCAAAGTAATGTTGGTGTTGGCGATACCGTAACCCTGGATGGTGCTAAAGCTGGTGGTGAACAGTCCAAGGTACAACGTGGCCGGGGCCGTTCCGCCCTTAGGAATGACACCCAAAAGGTAGTCAAGTCCTTCCTGGGGAAATACGTATTGTGATGTGGAAGCCATAGTGGTCCTATTCTACGTTGGTGATTGGTTAGCGTCTAGGCGTTTTGAAACATTTACAAATCTAGGCCTTCATGTAGGCCTTGGTGGCGGGCAAAAGCCCGGTCAAGCTTGGCAACATCAACCCGGACTTCCCCAACGGCCCGTTCAATACGGTCAATGGCGTCCTTCAGGGATGATCCCCCGTTATTCCGTAGCTGGGCTTTTACGGTGTCCAGTTCCCGCATTAGGTCATCCACACCGGACTGGTCATTAGCTATGGTGGCTATGTGCTGGGTGAACCACCGTCCGGCCCCGTAGATACCGCCACCGGCAACACAAATACCGGCTAAAAACTGAACCCAAAAGTTAGTCATTGTTATGTCCGCCACAAACATGATTAACCGATTTTGGCCCATGTCTTAGGGCCCACTACACCGTCCACTGGAAGGGAATGTTGGGCTTGGAAATGTTGAACAGCGGTATCAGTCTGTGGACCAAACTGACCGTCAGCTGGGATGTGAAGTTTCTGTTGTAGGTAGATAACGTCAAGTCCCGTAGAACCCAGTTTTATTACTTGGCGTTTGGCCGGGGTGGGTGCTGGGACGGGTGCTGGTGTGTCCCCTAACAGGGTTTCAACGGACTTCAGGATGTTCTTACCGGGACAGTTAGGGTGGTTTCCACCATCCACACCCAGTTCCCCGTGGCCGATAATGCCACTGAAACCGTGACCATTCTTGGTACGGACTAGGGGGATTTTGTAGTTCATGTTTATCCAGGTAAGTAGGCCCTTCAAACTGGCCAACTGGGCCGGGGTCAGACTGTCCCCGCTGTGACCGCTGTGTTCAATGGAAATGGACTTATCATTCCAGGCCATTTCAGCGTAGGCCACCTGGTCCGTGTCCACGTATTGGTGGACTTGGCCATCCTTCCCAATACAGAAATGGGCCGAAACCTGGGCCTTAGGGTTCTGAAACCAACTGTCAGTTCCTCCCAAACTGTCCCCGGAAGTCACGTGGATCACAATAAACTTAGGGACGTTCCGGGTGGTAGAAAAGTTATTGGGGTGGGCACCCTTCCATTGGGCGTGTTGGTATCTCATAATTATCCTTAGAAACTGCCTAGGGAAGTTCCCAAGTATTCAATCATCATCCAGGTGTTGTACCGGGGTGGGCTAGACGTAGGCCCGCCCGCTGTTACAACTGGTGCTGTAGTGCTTCCTACGGCGTTTACGCTGGCCACGGCGTACTGGCCGGTCATGTAAACGCTGTAACCACCGCTAGTGGAACCAGTGCCCAATGGGACCACTATGGAAAAACTGGCAACTGAATTGTAGGTGGTGGATTGGTCCACCCAGGGTCCGTCATACTTAGCGACAGCACCGGCGGAAGTTTGAACAATTACCCCTACACGGGCGTGGCCCGTAGAACCGGTGGCGTCTATGGTCATTTGACACGTAATACGGTACAAACCGGGCCAATAAACACCCGCCGTACTGCTGGGAAGGGTTACAGCACCGGCACCATACGTAAACGGGAATGGCGTAGGGCTACTGGTTTGGGCCGTGGAATTACCGGCTAACAGAATGTCCGCCCCGGTGGTAGTCAGGGCCAGGCTTGCCCCGGCGTTTAGGTAGCGGAAGTACCAGGGCTTGGCGTACAGAAAACCCACGTCCGTAGCCAAATTGTTGTACTGGGCAGACGTAAGCATTTCCAGTGAACCAAACACCTGGGGGGTGTTCCAGGTAGCGGAAGTGACGTTGGATGACATAGGGCCCCTTTAGCCTAAAATGTTTTGGTCTAGTTTGCCATACGTAGAACTGTCAAGGATCATACAGAACGTAGCGGGTGAAGCTGTAGTGAAACTGATGGGGTACGGGTCCAGGGTGTAGGTGGTGTGCCAATACCCAGGGTTGGCGGTCCATTCGTGGTTAATACTCTCAATAATCATGTCAGTAGCGATAATTCCGGCCCCTGAAGCCCCCGGTGGGTTTCGCTTGAAATTAACCCGGTCCTGGATGTTTGCCCCCAACAGAATGGTGTTATTTCCACCGTTACTGGTTTCTGAACGTAACTGGACGCTGGATACACGGGGTAGCGGTTTGGCGTAGATCTTGCCTAGGAATTCTGCCAGGCGGGCTACCTGCTGGGTGGATGAACTGTAGCTAGTGCTTTTAGTAAGCGTGGACCACCCGTACAAATCGGTGTTCACCGTTGGGGCCTGGTAGGTCTGTGGGTTTCCGTTGGCCGGGGAAACCACCACCGTGGTCCAAACGTCCACGTCATCACGGGTCACGGCCAAGGAAGGACCGTCATAGTGGTAGCTGGATGTGGTGTCATCAGTCCACACGTAGGCCCCGGTAGGCGTGGCGTTGCCCGCCGGACGGTACTGATACCCCCCGCTGTGGTAGTTCAAGGTACCTTCATCACCCTGGAAAAAAATACCGTTTTCAGTATCAACCGTAGAGTAAATGAGATCCAGGGCGGTGTTCCCGGTAACGTTTGAATTGACACCCCACACCCAGGTTCCATTCTTAACGGCCCCAGGAACGTAGGCCGGGGCGGAACCGGACTGGTCCCAGTCAATGGTGTACCCGGTAGGGATGTACTGCTGGGCGGAATTCTTGGTGGACGGGAACCCCGCTACCGCCAGGATTTCAGCGATACGGTCCCCGGTGGTTTGGTCTTTACGTAAAAGGGAACCGGTTTGGTAACGGGCTTGGACTTCAGCTTCCGTCACAGTTCCATCTGAAGCCACCATTTCATCTAGCCGGACAGCTAGGGAACCGCCTATTTCTAAAACGTTATTTAAGGCCGGGTCAATAAAAATACCGCCAACGGCCAGGGTGGAACTTGCTTCAGTTTGGCCATCCACTATTAGTTTTACCTGGGCCCCGCTATCCACTATTAACGCTACGTGGTGCCACATCCCGTCAGTAATCACCGGGTAGGCGGTCATGTCATCAAAGGCCGTGTTTACTTGGCCCGTGTTGGTAATCGTCAGCGTGGCGTCTATTGAAGAAAACCCCGCCTGGATGTTCACCGGGAAAATAACTTCATTTTGGGCACTAGCCCCAAGGATCCAAAAGTCCAACCCACTTATTCCGCTTACACCGGTTTGGTTTGGAAACCTAAAACTGGCCGTAGGGGCGTCTGTGCCATTGGTCAGGTCTATTCCTTGGTTATCGTCATACACCAGGACGCCATCTACGTAATCAACGTACCCTTGAACGGCCCCGTTCCAGGTGTTCAGACTGTCCTTACCTGATCCATTGAACCGATACCAGGCCGTGGCACTGGTTCCGTTTACGTACTGGCCGTACAAATCGGGGCAATTCAAGTACCGTAGGGACAGGAATTTCAACATGTCGGTGGCCGTAACGGCGTATTCAACGTTTACCTGGTCCTGGATACGGGTTTCCACACTTTCCGTAATGCCCCAAAACACTGGGTAGCTAGTTCCTCCCCAGGACGCTGTAACCCGGATGGGGATACGGGGCCGTAGGATTTGCCCGGTACCGTTTAACGTACCATTCATAAAGAAACCGTCACGTCCGTCTAGGGTCATGGATAGGCCGGACGCTTCAATTCTGTCCAGGAAGTGCTGGCGTCCCCCACGGGTGGTGAAGTCCATGGCGTACTGGGTCACAGTGGTCCAGGTCTGTACGGTGCTTAGGATTTGGGTGGGGTTAAAAGCCACTTCCACCGTAAGCGTAGGTAGGGATGGGATTTGTGGCACTACTTACCCGCCCACGGACCAAACAGGTTTCCCACAGAACGTACATCCCTAGTCATTTCTTTTCTGACTTTATTGGTGACTTTTTCAATGAACTTAGGGTTTGCCAACAGCTTTTTCACCAGTAGTTCAATGTCAATGTCAATTTCAATTTCCAAATTGTCAGGTTGGTTCACCTTGGCCACTATGACACCTTGGCTTTAATGGTCACGGTGGTCTTACCGCCCTTTAGGGAACTACTGGGGTTAATGGCGGTTGGTACGTTGCCAAAGTTCCTTAGCATTTCAGGAAGTTTCACAAACTTGTCAAGGATTGCTTTAAGTATTCCGGCACCAACTACAGCACCCCCAACGGTTCCACCCGCACGTCCGGCGAAACCCTTTAGTCCGCCACCACTAAGTAGGCCGGTTATGCCCGATAAAGCCCAACCACCCTTGTCCTTGATCCAGTCCCAACCCTTACGTATCAGGCCCTTTTTGCCAGGCCCACCGCCGGGAATGGGAAGCTTATTGGCTAGGGCTATGACTTCAGTTAGGCGGTTGATTGCCCCGGTGTTCAGTTTGGACGCCAGGGTGTTGGCGGATACTATGCCCTTATTGAACAGCGTTTTTACGCCACCAAATACCTTGGCCAATGGTCCAACTACCTTAGACAGGAACGAAGCACCCAGGACAGCACCACCGGTAATGGCCAGGGCCTTTTTCCAACCAGGGTGTTTCTTAAATTCCTCTACGGCCCCGTTGATCCACTTAACCACTGCCGTGGCCTTAGGAAGTAACCACTGTCCCAGGTTGATAGCCAAAGCGGACCCGGCACCGGTCAGCTGGTCCAATTGCTGTTTAAGGGTCTTTTGTACGTCCGTCCATCCCTGTACGTGTTCAGTGGTCTTACCCATGGCGTCCCCAATACTCTTAACGTTCTGCTGGTAGGTCTTCATGTGACCACCGGTAAGCATTAGGGAAGCGGAAAACCCTTCATTTCCACCCGTCAGGGACTTCATGGCCTGAACATACAAAGCGGAACCACGTGGGAATTTCTTACTTATGTGATTTTCAAGCATGGCCATGGTGCCAACCAGGCCAACCTTAGGGTCAGCTAGGGAATTCGTTAAATCTTGGGCGGTCAGTCCAATGTATTTTAGTACGTTGCTAGCTTCAGTAGTAGGGGCCACCAGTGAGATCATCATTGTGTTCAGACGTTCTGAAGCCATGTCAGCGGACCAACCCTGGGCGGTCATGGTGGCTAGGGCACCGGCTACGTCATTGTATTTAACCCCTAGGTTGGAAGCCGTTGGAAGAATTTTACCCAAAGAACCGGCCAACTGTTCCATGGTGGTTTTACCGGAAGCCACTGTTTGGACCATTCCGCTAGTCATCCTGGTGGCGTATTCAGCACCTAGGCCGTAACTGTTCAGGGCCGTAGTCAGGGCGTTAGATACCACACCTAGTTCCGTACCACCGATTTTGGCACCTTCAGCGGACGCCTGTAGGACCTTCAAACCTTCAGCACCATGGAAACCGGCACTAGCTATGTTGTAGAAACCGTCCGCTAGGGCCTTAGGCGTGGATCCAACCGTTCCGGCCAGTTCCAGAAAACCCTTATTTAGTAGGGCTACGTTTTCACGGGCTTCACCGGCACCAGTGACCAGGCGGGTCATACTGGTTTCAAAGTCCATGGCCATCTTCAGACTGACCACCGCTACGGCCCCGGCCCCCAGTAGTACACCAGTGGCTACACGGGATCCAACCACCTTCATTTTGGCGGATGTGCTGTTTCCTACGGTTTCAATTTCCTTAATGCCGGAAATGACCTGTTTTTGTTTGGCTTGGAAGTCCTTGATGTTGGCCATCAGTTCCACTACTACCGGCGGTAAAAATGTGGCCATCTTCAGTATCCTTCAAATAAACAGCTGGGCGGTTGAACTATCCTAACGCCCTAGCCCATTCTTCACGATAGATAATAGGCAACATAGGCCTAGCCTTTTCAAACCCGGTGCTTAGGTACGGGAAGGCCCGGCGGTTTCCGCCCCCGGTTTCCACCAACTTGGCGTAGTCCTTGGTTCCCTGGTCCACTGATTTTCCGTACTTTACGGTAGGGCCGGTCCTGGACATGTAGTTACCTGGGCCAATACGGGTTACGTCTGTGGTGATGGACGATTTCAACAGGCCTGACCGGGACGTTGGTTTGGGCGGTTGGGGGGCATACGGTCCGTTGGTTTTGTAGTACACGCCCTTGGCGGACCGCTTTTCAGAACCAATAGGCCTGGGTCTGAATTCCATACGGGCTTCACGTTCAATAAGGGCCCCGGCCTTGGAAACAATGATCCTGGACGCCTGTTCCACCTTCACGGCCTGGGCGGTAATGGCCTTTTCAAAGGCCTTAATGTTCCGTATTTGAACGGTAAAGTCACTCACTAGACACCACTTCCTTCCATACATTATCTATGGTCATCATCCATTCCACTACCCGTAATGGTTCATCCAGGTACTGTTCATGGGTCATGGGGAAAAGCTGGCGGTAGCGGTACTCACGTAACAGCTGGGCCACGTCCGGGTCTAAATCGTTAGTTTCCCGGTCATTCAGGAAGGCCCTTAGGCGGGCAATTGTCCAGTATCCGCTTTTGGGTCAGTTACACCGTCCGGGGAAAAGTCAGGGGCGTTATTGAATTCCTGTTGGCAGACTTCCGCCAACTTTTCAAACAGCACCCGTGGAAGGTCCAAAACGGTTTCATCCGTGGGGATGGCGTCAGGTAGGTCCCAACTTTTCAGGAACCCAGTAATCAACAGGCCCTGGTAAGCGTTCAGTTCTTCCTGTTCCTTATCGGTCAGTTCTGACATAACACCCCAGGTGGACGGGTCATCCGGTACCAGGCCCATGGTTTCAAGCTTGGACGCCAGGGAACCGGCCTTCATAAAAGCGTTAGTGATCTTGATAGCCACCCGCTGGGTGATTTCGTCACGTGAATACAGGACAGCGGTTTTACCGCCTGGAAGTTCAACTATTGGCATTTGGTCCCCTTACTGGAATTAACTAGCTGGGTAGCTGGCCGTAGCGTTTACGACAGTAGCCACCACTGGTGAATACCCAGTGTAGCCGGTGCCCGAACCAGGAACGTCCGTGGCGTTGGCCGTGGCGGTCCAGTTCATTTCAACTTCCACAAAGGCCTTACCACGGGTCCGCTTAACATCCTGGAATTGAACCTGGGACATTTGGAAGCTAACGCTGTGGTTGGTGGCACTAACCGTGTCATTGGGGTCCGTGAAGGTAATAACCATGGCCTGGGGTGAACGGTTAAGTCCGTAACCAGTCGTAGATCCGTAACTACCGGTGGAACCAAGGGCGGTCCACAGGTCAGTGTTGCTATCTACTACCGCTGTAAGGCGTCCAGATACTTCCAGGGGCCCGGCAAAGTTGGTACGTGGGGCTTGGCTACCCATTGTGTGAATAGGGGCCGTATTACGGGCCAACTTGATTTCACCGTCCACAATGTAGTTAAGGACGTTTCCGGCAATAGAAACACTGGTGGACCAACCTGGGACCATGTGTTCAGTGCTGTAACTCACCGCTGGGGATGATGGGGTGGACGTGGACACCTGGTAAGGGTTGGCCATGAACTTTACGGTACTCTCAACGGCCTGTTCAGCACCAAAACCCAGGGTCAGGTCAGCGGTTTGGGCGTCAATAAGTTGGAAGGCGTTGGCACCGTCAAAGTCAATAATGGTCAAAGCGGGGGGTTGGGACCCGGTACTAGCCACGTTGTAAAGGCCAATGGTGTGGGTGTACTTAGCCCCGGCGGTCACAATGTTGTCAGTTCCACCAAGGACGGAACGTAACAAAATGGGGAAGGTATCGGCGTACATGTAAAACTTGGCGTCAAATTCGTCATGGCGGACGCCCTGTACCTGGTCATAAACGGTGGTAGGTGATCCACGTAGGGCTTCATCACGTAGGTAAGTAAGCATTGGGCTTACCTGGGGACCATCCACCGGAATGTAGTTGATGGACGTGGTAGCACCGGTTCCACGGGCGGTCTGAAGGCCCAGTCCTAAAATGCTGTTTGATGTTTGAAAAGTCTGATTAGCCATGGTTTAGTTCCTTCCAGGGGCCAGTTTAGGGGGTTTGAATACTACTTACTAGGGTCAATTTCCGGGTCCGCCTGGGCGGTGGCCTTCATGTTCTTGGCTACAGCTTCAAACAGGGCGTCATCAGGACAGGCCAGGATTTCGTAAGTTTCACCTGGTACAGCTTCCAGGACGTGTCCCGCTGTTTCATCCACAAAGTCAATAAAAACACGGTTAGTTTTGCCGGTGTACTTGAACTGGGCCATTGTCATTTCCTTACGTGTTTAAGATTTCTAATACTGACACCCGAACTGTTGAATAAATTTGGGTGGCAGATACCCCACCATTTAACAACTTGGGATAATAACTTTCAACCGATAGGTCAGCGGATCCTGGGAATGTACCTTCACCCCACTGGAAGATAACGTTTGGGGCCCCGGCTTGGCGGTCCGCCCGGATGGCAGAAACCAGGGCGTCAATAAAGGTTTCATTGTCTCGCCCGGCGTCTTCAGAACGTTTGTGTTGGGATCTCATAAAACAGTCCAAGGAAACGGTGTATTCCACAGCTTTACGGCCATTGTGGGCACCACCTAGGGCAATACGGGTTTCCTGTTCCGCCTGGAAATAGATAAACATGATGGCACCGGAACTAATACCGGGTTCATCCTCATCATAGAATTCCATGTCCCCGGTGAACTTGGCCGGGAAGGGCTTAACGCTGTTCAGGTGTTCAATACCGGCACCTTCAAGGTAGGTCTGAATAGCGGAACGGACAGTGGCACGTGACACTAAGCACGTCCCCAAATCTGCTGGAAACTGTCCAGTAGGTCATAGGCCTGGGCTTCATCCCCGGCGGACGTGACGTTAGAACCGGCCACAGCTATGGTGTCACCCATTTCATTCAGGACCAAACCACCCTGGCCCCGCTGTTTAACCAGGGCAACTACAAAGTGAATAACGGCCTGTTTTACGGTAGCGGGAAGGGTAGAAACATTTACGCCCTTACCGTGTTTGTAGGTCAGGGCCGTAGATAGCGGGATAGTCAGGCTAGATCCGTCATAACTGGTGCTTACGGTAATGATTTCATCATTCATACCGTCCCAAATGTTCAGGGACTGACCGGGGTAGATACCCAGGGCGTTCTGTACCTGGATAGACGTGGCCCCGCTGGAAGCTTCCACGGCCAGGAAGGTGTTGGCAAACCCGTTTACATAGGTGTATTGGGTAAAACACTCACCGCCACCTTGCCAGTTTCCGCCAACCAGGGACAGTGGGCCTACCTGGATACCCACGGACGCCCCATTGGTAACAATGAATTGATGGCGTTCAATGGATGTGTTATCAGTAGTCAGGGGAATGTTATTCATTCCTACGCCTGGGCCCCAACCAACTAAAAAGGTACGGACTTCCAAGATAGGCCAAAATTCAGGGTGGATTACAAACTGACCCATACGGTTAGCCCGGTAACGTCCGTTTTCCGTGGACAGGGTGGCACACAGGGTACCCAGGGGCCCCATACAGTAGTTATCTGCCTTGACTGAAGCCCGGACTATCAGTTCCTGTAAGGCCCGGTCCTGGACCGCCTGGGACCCGTTTTCAACCAGGTTAGAAAAGTCTATGGAACTAGCTGTGGCCGAAAACTTGACTTCATCTAGGGTCACATAGGGCGTCTTAGGGCCTTCAGATAAGTTGTAAGGGGCTATTACCATTAGTTTTCCTGGGTTTCTTGGTCATCCGGGACCGTATTGGTGGACCCACACTTACATTTAAGGAACAGGCCTACAAAGCCACAGTCCTGGCAAACATAACCACGGGCGTTTTGAAAAGTGATACCTGACACAGCGAAGTCCCCAGTTTTCTTTAGTAATCGTCCTTCAGGTCCGGGAACGTTAAAGGTCCCGTCCTTGCCACGGTTGATGATTTTACCGCCTACTTCAACCTGTTTTAAGCCCCTGTCAGATCCAACCAATTTCATAGTGACACCCCAAACCAAAGTAAGTTCCAACTGGATGTTAGTAGGCGTAGGGACTTGATTTCAATGGAAGCGTTATTACTAAAGAACATGTTGGTCCCCCGGACGTGAAAACAGGGGGCCCGTGGAAGGGGAAAACCACGGACCCCCCAGGATGTGCCAATTCCCCCAGGCGTTTAAACCCAGGGGAACCGGCGGAACTTCCCGCTTATTACTAGGCGGTGATACCAGTGATGGCACCTGACCACGCTGGGGCCCGGAAGGCCAACGTACCGTACTGGTACGTGGAGAGGTCCCAACTCATTTGGATCTGTGGCCATTCCAAAACCGTAAGGTCCTGGACGTTCACGGCCTGAACGGTGGCAGAAACACCACTGTCAGGGAAGGGCAGACTGGTGCTGTGGACCAGTGCTACACCCGCTGGCATGTATGGGTGGGCGATAACGTCCACCATCTTGCCGGTGCTTTCGTTCTGAACTGCCGTGATGACAGAACCAACGGTGGCACCGTCAGAACCAGTGCTGTAGTTCAAACGGTATCCGTTGGATGTACCTGACTGAAGGGCCTTGGCCAAACTACGGCGTACAACTGCCGTGGTCAAGATCATGTCAGGGTCACCGATTACCGAAGCGAACAAGCTGGCAAAAATGTCCTGGAATTCACCACCGGGTTCACTGGTACTAAGGGCACCGTTCAAAGCCTTCACCGAACCGGCCGTGGCACCTGTAAGGGTGGTCACGTAACCGTCATAGGCGTTGGTGTTGAATGAACCATTGTCAGCACTGGTGCTAGGAAGGGCACCAACTACGGTGAACGTAGTAGGCGAAATTCCGTTGGTAGCTGGGGTAAACCCACGGTAGAACACACCACCAATGGTGATGTAGGTAGCCAAACCAATGGCACCAACGGGAAGGCCCGTGATACCGGTGATCTTGATACCGTTTCCGGCAACACCTGACGAAACGTTACCAACACTGAAGGCCTGGCCTTCACCAACTGGGGAAACCACGGTCACAATGACAGCGGAAGCACCTGAAATGGTAGGAAGTCCCGAACCAGTCACCGTGGTGTCTGTGGAAGCTGTACCGGCGGTGATAGCACCAATGGCCGTTGAACGGGCGTTAAGCATGTTCCGTTCCTCACCCAACATGTGGGCCCAAATGGCGGACGTGTGCGACAGCTGGCGTAGGTCCTGGTATCCCTGACCGGCAAACTGGGCCGTAAGGTCCACACTGTCCGAAACACCCTGGTTCTTGAATGACAGAACCTTGCGGTCAGCGGTGTAGGCAATGTTGGCCGGACGGTTCAGCGTTACGCCACCAACAGTGGTGGTGTTGCCCGTAGGGGCAAAAAACGTGTTCATGATGTTTCCACTGTTAGAGTTAGAAACACCAAGGATCCGGCGGAATTCGTAGGCCTGACCAATACCACCAATACGTGGGGTCATGTTACGAAGCGTGAAGTTACGTGGGACCAAAAGGGCCAAAGCTGGTTCAAGGTCGTAAGGGACCATACCGGTGTTACCGTAAGGAACGGTGTTCAACGGGTTGGTCAGTGACCAGTCCTTTTGAAGGTCCTGTACACGGTCCAGGGCGGACGTGATGTCAGCTACCTGGTCAGCGGACAAACCCTTGTTCAAAGCGTCATTACGGACAGCTTCAATGTGGTCAGCTGGGGTGCTGGTCTTCACAATGGTTTGGCCATTCCATGAAACACCGCCGGACTGGGCCTTTTTGTGGCACAGACTAAGGGCGGACTTAAACGCTTCAAAACGGTCTAGGCGTTGCGCTTCAGGCAAACCGCCAAACATTTCATTAATTGCGGGGGCTGTAAAAGCCATTTTATTTTCCTCCTAAGGAAAAGGGTTGGGTTGGGACTAGCCCTTCAAGATCCTGTTGGCGTCTTCAGCTAGTTCAATAGCCTTTTGGACGTACAGGGCCTTGGTGGACGGGTCTGTGATTTGTGTAGCCAAGTCCGCATAACGGGCAGACTGGGCCTTTAAGCGGTCAGCGTCCGTAGCCTTTTGGGCCTGGGCACTGGTTTGCCTAAGGGCGGGGCCCCCAGGCGTTGCCATTGACTTAATCACGGCCAGTTCCTTGGCTAGGTTCTCAATAACCTGGGCCTGGTCTGCTAATGCCATGTCTTGTTTAGCGATTACTTCACCAAGGCCTAGGGCCTTAACGATTTCTGAACGGAATTCGTCCCTGTCTTCATCCGTAACGGTGTCAGCGGACACACGCTTGATAAGGTCAGCGGAAACACCAAGTCCTACATAGGCCATGTCTTCAGATCCTTCCATTTCTTCATTCTCTAACTTAGTGAACGGGGCTTCAGTTTCGCCACCCTCAAATTCATCTTCCCACCAACACAGGAACCACTGGAGGGTACACAAAAGTTCCGAAATGTCACAGATTTCGTTTTCTTCACCCTTGGCGATTTCGTCCAGTTCTGCCTTGATAAGTTCTACCAACCCGGAACGTACCTGGTTCAAGGTGGCCAGGTCATGTACAGCTTCCTTGAAACTGTCAGGGATAAGGTCTTCCCGGCCCATAGCCTTGGCACGTGACTTGATGTGGGCCATAACGGCCTGGCGGTCCTTAGCCCGGCCAATAGCCTGAATAGCATTCTTCAGGTCCTTAACGGTCTTAATGGGGTAGCCACCACCGGCCATAGCCTGTCCGTTGTCTTCCATTTCCTGGCGTTGGGCGTCCGTGTAGTCCTTTTTGGCTACGTCCGCTTCCACTTCCTTTTCCTGGTGTTCAATGGCGTTGGACTGATCCACTGGGGCTTCAGCGTTCAACCGCTGGGCGTCATCTGTTGGCTTTTCAAAGCCGGTTCCGTCACACAGGACACAGGTTTCATAGGTGTCAGCTGTTTCACCGGTTCCGTGGCATGCGTCACAAACGTTGGCGTTGGGGTAGGGGTCTGAACTGTCCTTGGTGCCAGGGATAGGTTCAATAGTTAGATCCTGTTTGGCACTGGGGGCGTTGCCCACGTTCTGCTGGGTGTCCGGGATAAGCGGTTCCAGGCCCTTAATCAGTTCCAGGGTACCATTGACAGACTTGGCAATTTCAATGGAACACGTAGCGTTGGCCGGACGATCCACCAGGCTAATTTCCACAATGTCACCGCCCACAATTCGGCCACCTGGGGCTTCCTTATCCTTGATAACACGGGCGTTCTTGATACCAATGGAATAGCCCTTCAGGACACCCTTTTCCACCTTGGTGGCGGACACTGGATCCACAATTTCACCCTTCAGGAACCAACTAGCACCGTCCGTGTCCAACTCAATACCTACACCGCTGGCAATTGAACTGTGCTGTTCCCGGATGTTGGCCCCGGACTTCATCCACTGTGGCATAGCGGAAGCCAACCAGTCAGCGTCACAAATCTGACGGTCCATGTCCAGGTCCGGCCCAGTGGCCTTCCCATACACAAATAGGGTTCCATCCTCACCACGCTTGGCGACAATTTCGCCCATGTAGGCATGTAGTACGTTCATGTTCAGGTCCATCCTTTAGACGTTCTATGTAATCTTGGCAAACTTTAGCCCATCAGGGCAACTGATAACGCTAGGCCTGGTCATTCCTGGTCCGGCTTAAAAAAGTCAGGTATTGGTCCAACTGGGGTGTAGCTGTCAAGCTGGGGCAAAATGGCCATGTAACTGGTTTCCTTTATTGCCCCGGTTTCTTTATCCACCAGGGTAATCAGGTCATCCACAATACAAAAGTCCCGGTCATGGTCCACCAACCACTGTTCTAGGCCTACCACCATCCACCAGTATTTGGCGTTTTCGTATCCCCAGTCCGCCACTATTACGGGGGCCGGGGCGTCTAGTTGATCCTGAACCAACTTTTGGGCTTGATTAAATGTGACTGTCATGTTTCCCTTTACGTGAAAATGGAATTCCCGGCCCTTGGGCTAGGTTTTTTACGTGAAACCTGGGCTTTAACTTCCCCAGGCTTGGTGATAAATCTAAGAACCGTCTGTGTGGGCTTACAATTATCCACCCGGACCCAGGTAAATCTTCTCATTTTGGCCCAGCTTGAATACCCTTCCGGCCAAACGTTTCCTGTTTGGGCGTCTATGAATACTACTTCACCGTTTTTAATTTCCCAGTTAATAACGTGACCACCGGGACCCGCCTGATGTGACATTTCTAGGAAACCACGGGCACCTTCCTGGTTTCCTAGTTCATCCAAAATAGAACGTGAACACAATTGAAATTCACCCCCCAGTCCGTAGGTTCCCGCCTGGTGAATTTTGGGGGCTTTACCAGTAACCGGATCTAGCCAGGTCTTTTCAATGTAGGTTTCAGATACTTGATCCAACCTGATCATAGTGGCTTCAAGTTCATGGCCTGTATTGGCTTCCACCACGTATCCACGCCTACGTAGTTCAAAGTTCTGAACCACACGGGCACAATTCACCTTGAATTTGTCACCGCTGGCGTAGTGGGGGTTAATAGTTTCCTGTATTTCTTTAGGGTCCATGGTGGTAAATGACCCAGGTTTGAATTCAAACTGTTCCAGGTACGGTTCATACAGGTGGTCTATCTGTTTGGCTACGGAAGTTTTTTCTAGGACCTTGGCTTCCTTATTGACAATAACTATGTTCTTTTGATCCAGGACCAAAATGGTGTCATCTGTAACTGGTTTAATTTCTAGAGTTTGCTTAATTGGGTTGGCGGAAGGCCGGATGGCGTCAAACCCACGGGCCCTAGCTTCCTTAGTTACAGCGTCCGCATACTGGTATTCATACCACAATTGGTTCTTTTTCTTACTAGCGGTCCAGCTGTACCGGCTACGGATACCCAATTTGGCGTTTACCGCTTCATAGATTTCACGGGACTGGTCTATGTCGGCTACCTTGCCTATTTTTACCTGAACCCGGCGGGTGAACTTAGTGGCTTTTTTAACGTCCACCCCAAGATCACGTAAGCCAAGCCCCTGGGAAGCTTCCGCTGGGGTGCTGGACAGAATGGCACCGTTGCCAAAACTAAAGTTTCCTCCCGGAACCACCTGGTACTTCACGTCAGTATCAAAGCCAACACGGGAAATGGCCTTGTATTGTTTTTCGTCTAGGTAGGTGTACATGGTGTCACCGCCCCAGTCCACGGCCTGTTCTTCCGTCATAGACGGGACCCATGGCACGTCTTCCGTGACCATTCCAGGGGTCTGCTGGGCCACGCTTGGTAGATCTGTAGGCGTGGCGTTATTAGCCGGGCGGGAAGTACGGGGCTTACGGACCGTGGTACTTGGTGTAGGCGTTGTACGGTCCCCTGGGTTGGTCAGGTAACTGTCCATAAGCGGGATAACTGAACATCTACAGCTGGGGTGTCCTGGTGGGTGGGGGTCCTTGAACTGCTTAGGACCGGCCTGGGCCTGGCACTTAGGACATGCCCCGGCGTAGGCCACCCATTCCCAACCTGGTAGCTGGGCTTCCTGGTAAAAGTCTATGGAAGACGTATTGAAGGCCCGTGTGGTTTCCGTGATAGCGATAATGTCCGCCCGGACGGGGTTACTGATGACTTCCTGTAGGGACTTACTAATTTGTTTGTAACTGGAACCTTCCTGGATACCCTTGGCGATAAGGTCCCCCATACGTTCCAGGGTGGTGTCCGAAATTCCCCTGGCAACTACCCCGTTATTGGCCATCAGGTTCTTCATACCGGATCCCATGACCGCTTCCTGGGCCCGCTGGTTTCCTCCCGGCTTCCAGGTGTCCCAGTTAATGCCCCCCAACATGCCGGACAGGGATGATGAAACCCCCGTGGTTTGGCCAGTTTGGGCTAAAGCTTCCTTGGCCCCCTTCAGTCCGGCGTCACCCCAAATCTGTTTCAGTAGGTCTGCCAGTTTCTTAGGGTCAGCGGTGACGTTCTGAAGTACGGCGTTATGGGCGTTTACAGCGTCCTGGGGTGACATGGCCTTATCCATGGACATTTCCATGGCCTGACGGATGGCGTCACCCATCCCCTTAAAGGTCTGTTCTAGGACTGTCTGTATCTGGGGGCGGTAGTACGCTTCAATTTCCAACTTATCCTGGATCCCAGGAAGTTCAGAAACCTGGCGGTGTTCTACAGTCCCCAGTAGTGAAAAGGGCGGGCGGGTTCCCCTGTCTTTTCCGCTTTAGGAATAAAGTGAAGGTCCATGGGGATACCTTCACGGACCATGTGGCCCGCCTGGGCGTTCAGGTCCTTGGCAATAACGGGTTCCACAGCTTCAAAGTTAAAGTCCCGCCAGTTACCGGTCTTGGCACGTGAACGGACAAACTTTTCAAAGGCCTGTAGTTCTAGCCCAATCGCCTTGTCCTGGTCACTGACCCCCGGCGTACTGCCTTGGTCTTCACTGAATGAACCCGCTTGGCCTTCCGCTTGGGGGACGTTTTCTTGGACTGTTTCTTGGGCCTGGCCCACGGTGCTGTTGTCATTTTCATCCTTTTGTTCAATGGTTTCACCGGATCCACTCACGGCCAGTAGGCCCTTCAGGAACACGGGTCCGTTGGAAGTCATCACAAATGGTTCATCAGCTTCCGTGAGATCATAAAGCGGTTCACCCATTTCACCCCGGATGTCATTTATGGTCTTTAGCCCACCCTTGGTCAGGATGTCATAGGCCTTGGCCATAGTTTCTTCATTCCGGGAACTGGTGGCGTCCGTCAGTACAAATGTCACGTTCTTATCAGCGTTAAGGAACCGGCGGGACAGGGTATTAACCATTTCCACAATAAATTCTTCCATGGGACGCTGGGACATGGTTTCTGCCTGGTCCATTTGGCCATCAGCTTCACCCTTCCCACCCAGGCCGGACCGGGGCACAATACCCAGTTGGCCTGAAGATACGCCAAACACAGCACCAATACGCTTAATTAACAATTCGTCATAGTCCGGGTTGTAGCGTTCATCCACCGTAGGCATAGGCACCGGGCGGAAACCACCAGGTAGGACCTTGATACGGTGGCGTTCAGCTGTGGATCCCATCAGACTGTCATTGAATACCCGTTCAAAAGCGGACAGTTTCAGGGGGTCCATGTCGCTGTTCATGTCGGTTTCCATGAACGTCATAGGCATAGTGCCATCCACGTATTCAGACTTAAGCCACCGCTGGCGTTCCAGGTACAACGTGGCCAGGGGTACAGCTTCCTCCACGGAACTAAAGCCATAGGGGGACCAGGTACGGCGGTTACGGACAAAGTAGGACAGTTGATCCTTTAGGAAGGCCCCACCACCGTCACCGGAATAGAATTCACCGTCCGCTTCAGGGGTGGTTTGGTACTCACCACGGGGGAAACCCCACAGAACCTGTTGATACGCCGGGGCGGGCGGGGTTGGTACAGCACCACGGTTATCCAACAGCACCTTGATAGTAGGGGCGTCAATGATTTCAAAGCCCAGTATTTTCCGTCCCAGGGAATAACGGGGGTACACCGGCACACCGTCAAAAGCGAAATGTTGCCATAGGAATTCACTAAGCCATTCATTCCAACCACGGCCTAGTTCCGGGTAGGGGTTTTCCCAAAATTCCCGTAAGCGGTTCAGTTCGTTGGCGTAGCGTTCACGGCCAATACGCTGGGCCTTGGCGTGTGAACAGTTTTCTTCCTCCATGATTTGGGTAATGGCGTAGTTGGTCAGGGTAAAGGACCATTCCTGTTTCACCAGTTCTGCCACCCGGATTTCAATACAGCGGTGAATTACGTCACACTGGTCCACTAGGGCCCTAAGGATGGACCAGGGGGCGGTCCGCTGGTTCAGGTCCAGGTTCCAGGCCACCGGGTATTCCCAAATACGGGGAAGGGCACGTCCGGTACTTGGATCTACGGGGTCTAGCGGGGCGGGAAGGAACGGGGCAGACGGTCCAAGCTGTGAACCAAAAGAATTAGCCGGGCGTGGAAGCGGGTTGGCCTGGGTGCCGGGGGTCTGAAGTAGGCCCTGACCACCGTTACCGGACATTTGCGCTGGCATGTTGGCGGAACTGGTGGCGTACTGGGCATAGTTGGCCATTGGCGTGTTAGCCATACCACCGGCCTTGGCCAGTTCATCTACGATTTGTTGAACCAACTGGTCCTGGTTCTTTTTCCGGCTAAACAGTGCCATTCTGTTCCTTAGTCTGATTAGATAAAGCTGTGGGCGAAACGTGGACTGACCATACTTGGCGTCTGTCCAACATGGTATGGGTGTGTATTGAATGTGGCCTGGTAGATCTGTCCATGTCAAAACTACTACGCCAGGTGTTCAGTAATAAAGGGTGTTTGTGCGACATGTGCCTAGGTCTTACATCTGAAGGCCCGTCCAGTCCGCCCCATCCGCTTCCCCCACCTGGGGCGTAAGGCCACCGCCACAGCTTGAACAGTGCCGGGCGTCATAGGCGTTAGGCATACCACAGGCCGGACATTCCGGGGCCAACTTGGCAAAGAACCGGTCAGCGGAACCACCGCCACCACCAATACCCAGTTCAGTAATACCGTGAACCAGGGCGTCCAGGCGGTCAGGTGAATAGTTAGCCTGGTCACTTACCCACGTCACCATTTGGTCTTCCAGGTCCACCATGGTCCCTACGTGAGACACCCGGCCCTGTTCATAAAGGGCAGAAACGGGTTCAGCACGTAACAGCTTCCCCCTTTTCGCCACAATTCCACGGTAGGGGATGGTTGGCCGGTACTGGTTAATAATGGTACGGATCATGTCACCGCCCTGGTTGGTTTCGCCCACGATACGGTCCGCCTGGAATTCGTCATACGCCTGGATGGCCCGCTGGGCCCAGTCTGCCGGGGACATACGACAGGAACGGTCCGCCAGGACGTAAGCCCGTCCGTCCACGCCCTTACCAACCACCACAATTCCGGTCATGTCGCTGTCTTCATGGTTGGTCACAGCTGGGTCAATGGCCACCACCACCCTGGACATGTCCGGGGCATGGTCCACCCTGGTGGCGTCTATTAGATCCATGGTCCACAGGGCACCTGGTTGGTCCAGTAGTAGTTCACCCATCAGTTCCTGGCGTCCTAAGCGGGTTCCGCCATAGGCGTCTTCTATCTCCCGGATGAATTCACTGGACAGGTTGGCCTTATTGTCATAGGTGGACCCCCTGGTGATGATGGTTCCGGGCTTTTTGGCCAGGGTACGGAACAGCTTGGTGGGCCGGGGGGTAGTCGTAACCACCGTTTGGGGCGTTAAATCGTCCTTTTTCAAGCGTAGGCCAAACTGTAATTGGGCCCACGTGTCTTCATACTGGTAGCTGGATAACTCATCACACCAGGCCCCGTGATGTTGGGGGCCACGTAAACGGTCAGGTTCCTGGGCACTGAACAGCTTTATCCTGGATCCATTGGTTAGCCTGATTTCCCCCAGGGACCGGTTCCAGGCTTCCAGGACGCCATAGCGATTAGCCACGGCCACTAGGCCACTGTCCCCTTCAGCGCACGTGTCACGGGCGTCACTGAAGGTAGGGGCAACTACGGCCCACCTGGTTTTATCGTATTTTAGGGCCTGGTAAATGACCCATTCCGCCCCGGTCCGGGTCTTACCCCACCCACGGCCTGACTGGATTAGCCAAACGTTAAAGGGTTCAGCGGGGGGTAACTGTTCAGGACGGGCCTGTTGGTGTGTCCATGTGTACCTGGACGCCACCACCCTGTTCACCGGCCAGGATTTGGGCAAGTCGGGCAACTTCCCTGTCAATGTCGGTTCCACCTTCATAGTTAGTCACTTCCGCTTGGATCTTGGCCGGGGCGTCTAGTCCCAACATTTTGGCCCGGCGTTCCAGGATTTTCAACACAGCGTTCACAGCTGGTACGTCACCCAGTAGGGCCTTTTCCCATACCCCGTTCATCAGGCGGTCCAGGCGGGCAATTTCCAAGTCCCGTAGTTCCTGGGATGGTTCCTGAAGCGTCCGCATAAGGCCACGTTTGTAGGCGTTATGGGCAGAACCGGGGCTAGCGTAGCCAACGTGTTCAGCGATTACGTCAAAGGTGTAGCCCTGTAGGCGTAGTTCAAGGACCTGACGTTCCTTATCAAATACAACTGGGTCAAGTTTGATGGCCATAGGTTTGATAAAAGCCTACATCTAATGGGGCATTTCTAGGGTGTAGAACGGTCCACGTACCTGGGAAATAAAAGCCTGGGACGCTTCTAGGGCCGTAGTGACTGATACCCGGTCTATGTGATCTACGTACAGGGACCCCAAAGCTGGTCCGGCACCGGAACCAATGGCGTGGAACATTCCCCCGGCGGTTTCCGCTATTTCCACGGTGGACTTATCGGCCTGGACTTCATAAAGCTTCCCGCCCTGGGCAAACAGAACGGTCCAGTCATCATCTGTAGCCACAAAGTTGGCCACAAACTGGTCCAGGTTGGGCTTCCCCATACGTTCAAAGGCCTTGAATACCTGTTGGCCCGTCCGCCAGGATCCACTGAAACCAACCAGGGCGTCCCCGATTTGTTTAGCCTTAGGCGTTACGGTGATCCGGTAGTCAGTTTCATTCCCCACAAAGCTGTCATAAGCCATCAGGGTACGGGCCGGGGTGATTAGGGCAACTACACAGGTCATGGGCTAAACCGTAGTTCCGGCCACCTGGGCCTGTCACCCGGTAGTCCTTTTATCTACTCACCGGGCTACCAAAAGTAGGGGAGAAATGGACAAAACCTTTAATAAGGTTTAACCATGTTAAAGGTTATTGTTCCTGAACTGGTACATTAAACCGTTCCACTGAAGTCAAAACTTTACACAAAAGCGAAAACTGGCGTTTATGTAAAAATGTAAAGGTTCCAGTGTCAGTTTTGGCACCGTTTCATTATCGGTTTTGGCAAAACTAAACCGTTTCCGGGATACTTATGGCTTAGGTGGTTCACCAAAGCCCACCCAAAAGTCTGCCCAGTCAATAACGTCCCAGGGTAACGTGGCTTCCCAGGCGTCTAGTACCTGGATCACGTCACAGGGGTACATCACGGGGTATTCATAACTTCCACACTCATTACACTGTCCGGGTATGGCCCAGTCATCATTACGGTGTTTGGCCCGTAGCTGGTCACGTTCTTCCCGGTTCATTTCTCACCCCACCACACGATTAGTACGGCCAGTACGGCCATAGTTACCCAACATGTCCAAAAGCCCTGGGTGGCGGTCATAGTTCTTCCTTCCCAAACATGCCAATTTGGTTTCCCCATTGTTCCCACCCTGGCCTAACTTCACGGGAATACATTTCAAGCTTCCGGGCCCCTGGGTACATGGCGTCAATGTTTTCAAACAATTGATCAGGTTTCCTACTATGTTCCCGTTTAGGGGCCAGTATCACCTGGCGGACACTCTCACTGTAAAGCTTCATGGGCCTTCCTTTTTTTACACGGGAAGCGGACAGCACAAATTCAGTGGTGGGTTTAACTATGGAAGGGCGGACGCCCTGGGCACCCACGGGAATGGTTGGGTCAGTTTTCTTGGTCTTTACCCACACAAAAGCCACACCACGGAAGGTCAAACCCCATTTGTTTATGGCTTCCATGGCAACATCCAAAAGCGGTGACGTAGCCCACAGGAACAGAATTCCGTTATCAGCTAACAGGTCCGGCAAGTTTCCGGTACTCACAATGTCATCCAAACCCATAGTGTTGTAAAACTTGGAAGCGGATCCCCATTTATTCTGTTGGCCGTAATAGGCCCAGGGTGGATCTGACACAATAACGTCAAACTGTTCCGTCACAGTTCTTCCCCCTGACAATGGCACGTCCGGCGGTTCTTCCACAAAACCTGAAGCTGTACCCGCTAATAAATAAAGTTGGTCCGCCAATTCACGGGCGTCACAGGGCCAGGACGTTTGGCAAAAGTCACAGTAAAACCGGTGTTCACGGTTCATGTGCTTATCTTGGTAGTAGGCCACGTTCATGGGCGGTCCCGCCATCTGTGCCACATGTGGTCCCTGGTAAACATCCCGTGGGCGTGGATCATCTCACCTTCCGGCGTTTCCCAGCACCGGTCATTACAGTTCGTTTCCACTGGGGCGTAGAACCGTAGGATTTCTTCAATTTCTTCATCAGAAATACGCTGGTCCATTAGATACCCACCGCTTCCGCTTCATGGGTCCGGTCAGCGGACATGGCGGTGTCAGTGTCCACGTGGCGGTATTCCCAGGTGTATTCCTCCACACAGACGGAATAAATGTCCACGTCACAATGGGCACATTTGTATTCAGGTCCGGTTTCTAGCATTGGGTCATGGTGTAGGTCAAACATCAGTTCAGTCCTTCCAGGTAGGGGGTCAAAAGCTTCACAGTGGCCAGGTCAGCGTCCAGGCGTGAATACAGGCCTTCCGCCAAGTTACGGGCGTCATAGGACAGTTGGGCCAGGGCGTTACGGTGGGGCATTACGCCATCCACATCTTGGTCCAAGGCTTCAATGATCTTGGAACACAGCATGTCCCACTGGTACGGCGTTAAGTGAATAAAGAACTTCATTATTTTCCGCCCTTCACGTAGGTTTCCGCTTCAACCTTGGTGTCAAATGAAGCAATTTCCCTAGATCCGCTGTGGCCGTATTGCTTAACTGAATAGAACCAACCACTGTGGTCTTTTTTACGCTCAATGATTAAACCAGTAAAATTGTCGGCCAACCAAAACAGGTTGCCCTGTGAATTCTTGCCCCGTGTAAAAGTAATAGTCATCTTTACATCCTCCCGTCTTGGATCCCTTGTCCTTGACATGTTCCAGTGTAGTCCAAACAATGGACATGTCAAATCATTTGGTACCCCGTTTGCCCTTATTTTTCAAGGGTTCTAAAAAAACTTGGAAATTTCCTGTCAGATTTTCCATAATGTGGCACGTTCTACGGGCACCGCCACAAACTTTTCCCCCTGGGTGTAAATGGTGTCCTTGGCCACCACCGGACACTGTAAAAATGTCTCACCAGTGATACCCAGGATGTGGGTACGTTCCTGGTTCAGCATGGTGAACCAAATGGTTTTCAGGGGCTTGGCAAACTTCAGCTTCCGGGCGGAAAAGTGAACCGTGGCAAACGGGAATTTAGGTCCGGTCCAGGTCTGTTTCACTTCCACTTCAAAGGCCTGTTTAGTCCCGTCCCAATCAAAGGCCAACACGTCTATTCCGTACTGGTCCGGGTTCACCCAGGCGTCCTGATACCCCAGGCGTAGTAGCCACTGGATCACGTCAAACTTGGCCGTATCGTCCCGGTCATAAATGTCCTGGGAAAACACCTTCCGGTCCATCAGTCCACTTCCCCACAATGGGGGCATGGTTCCCAACGGTTAGCCCTTACACGGCCACAGGTAGGGCACGTGGCGGGCGGGTCAGCTGTCACGGTTCTTCCGCCACAGTAAAAGGTTCTTGGTGTACACAAAAGCGTAAAACACGCTGGCCGTACAAAAGCCGTACTGGTGACTGGTGAACCCGTAAACGGTCCACAGGACAGCGTTACCTAACAAAATGCCCCAGGCCCACCAGTATCTACGTCCGGCGAGAAATGCCCCGGCCAAACCAATACCTTCCAAGATCCAGGACCACATTATTTCCGGGCCATCAGAAAAATACACACCAAGGTCAGGACCACATTAAAAGCTGTAATGATTAGCGGTATCTTCATTCCGGGTCCCAATCAGCGGTGTACCAATCTTCACCTGGGTGTTTTTCCTCCCACCGGGCCCGGTTCATTTTGGACTGGTACTGGTTCATTTTGTATTCGTAGTAATCGGCCTTACCAATGTTGAACTTAGGCGGGGTCAAGTTAATTTCACTTAACCACCCCTTGGCTTGATAGGCCGTGTGCCACTGACGGAACCGCCATTTTAGAATTGTTGCCCACATGATCATTACTTCCCCATTTCCTTTAATCGGTTGATTTCGTCCTGGATGTACCAAATGGACTTTTCCAGGTCTTCAATTGTGGTGTCTTCATTTTTTAGCCCCGCCCGCCACAAATACTTAATGGCGTTACCAATGTTGAAATTCCGGTGGCGGGTGATTTGGATACATTCCACCCCGGACGGGTCAGCGGTGTAGTGGGGTGGGTGGTTTACCTGGTCCATTACCCAAATGACTTGGTTACGCCAGTCAGCTGGGCCAGTAATCGTGTAGTTCACTGATCTTCCTCATAGGCCAAACAGGGACACGGGTAGCTGTAGTTCTTCATGTGAATGGTGGCAGAACACCGGCCCACTTGGCCATACGGTCCCCGCCAGGTAGTTATTTGGTGGGCTTGGTAAAAGTGTCCACATTTACAGTTCACTGTTCTTCCTCCAATGGAATAGGTACGGCCACCTGTAACCGGCACCAGGGATAGTCCGTCTGATCATGGACCCAGGTACGCCCGTCCTTGAAATAAATGGCCTTTAGGCAAAATTGACAGGTCCCGGTCTTAGGCGTCATGGTTTTCACCGTGTTCAGCTGGAACTTCCAGGGTGGCCTGAACCTTGGTCTTGGCCAATTGCTTAAACAGTGACTTAATGTACCGGGTTCTACGCCAGGCGTAGTAGGTCACTTTAGCGTCCTGTATTAGTCTCATTGTTTTCCCCTTCCGGTGTGGCTACATCTATGTTGTACAGATCATCATGATGGCACTGTTCACGTCCGGTACCAATGTGGTACCAACGTTTATTTAGGATCCACCGCTGGGCGATAGGTTCCGTACACCTACAGCACCACATCTATTCACCCTTTAAGCGTAGAACACGGGCACCCTGGGAAACCCGTACAAAGTTTTGGTAAATGTCAGGACACGTGGCCTTAAAAGCCTTGGTGTCCAAACTCTCACGTCCCTTGGTGGCCTTCAAGGTCAGTAGTTCCTGGCCCGCCCATTCCACGGTTTCAGCGTCACCAATCAAGTATTCCAACTGGGCCCTAATGTCCTTCAAGACAGCTTCAGAACCTTCCACCATGGCCTTCACCCGGCGGTATTCAGCGATTAGTTCCAGTAACTGGTCATCAGCTTCCACGGTCTTACCGGGTGTCTGAACCGGGAACATGTGGTGTACCGCTTCTAGGGTGGACTGACCGCCAGTGGCGTCCGGCGGGGTCTTAGTCTCCACCAGGTTCCAAAAGGCCCGTTCAGCGTCAATGATTTGGGCGTTAGCGGTGGCGTTGGTGTACTCACGTTCACGGACCACTAAGCCTTCACCGGGCACCAAACAGGCAAACGTCACCCGGTCAATACCAGTAACTAGGGAATAGTGGTGTCCCTGAAGTTCATAGGCTTGGGGCACCCCACCGTTATTCCACAGGTGGCCTGAACCACGGCCCACAATTCCGGTGGTCTTGATTTCCAGGATCCGTAGTACATCACCTGGGAACGGGTCAGTTGGTCCCAGGACGGTCACTTCACCGTTGGGGAACACATCACCTTCACAAATAAGGAAGTCCAGGTTGGCCAACATGAACGGGTTTTCCTTGGACCGTAACAGCTGTGGCCAGGCCACCACCTGGGCGTTGTACTCACGGGCGTAGTTTTGGGCCACCACCATTTCTAGGTCATTACCCCATTGGGTGGCTTTATTGCCCTGGTCCGGTTTGGCCTGTCCGGTCTTATCGGCCCACAGGCTAAAAGCGGATTTGTACTTATTTACACCCAGGATGGCGGATACATCAGATCCACCAATTCCGGCCCGGCGATAGTTCAACCAGTCATTCCGGTCAATGTCCGTAGTGCTAATAACAATTTCAAACTTCATTTCATGTCCTCCCTAAAAGGTTTGTTTACAGTCTGACGTGGGGGTGTGACATTTTCACTTCCCCCACCATTCTTCAAGCTTTACGGTAGCCCACCCGGCAAACAGGGCCAGGGCACTACACGCCATTACGACAATTACTAACTTCATGGTTACAGTATTCCATTTTCATGGTCCATCAAACGGCCAATTATCCATTCCACCACCGGAACGGCCACAGCGTTACCCATCTGTTTGTAACGTGAACTGTCGGTTTGTTCAACCAGTCCCTTTTTAGGATCAACCGTGTGACTGGTCCACCCGTCAGGGAAACCCTGTAAACGTTCAGCTTCCAATGGTGTTAAACGTCTGACCCTACCTAGCTGTGTCACTAAGTCCGTGGCGTCCTTGTATTGCCTAGCGGTTTGGGTGGAAGTAGTCCTGTCATCATTGGCATAACTTCCAAAAGCGGTCATACGATTTAAAACAGTTTCTACAACAATGGCTACGGTCCGGCTATCACCTTGGTCAAACTGGTTTAACGTTGGGTGTGGGGCGTCAGTTTTCCAGTTTTCGTCATCTTGGTCATTTTGTGGCCTTTTAGATTTTACAAACACTTGCGGTTGGTAAAGAACCTGGTTATTTCCTGTTGATAAAGTCAAGGATTTGTTTTCGCTAATCAACGGACCCTTCCCCCCCCCCGGTTTTCCTTCTCGCATTGTTATTAACACTGGGACTGTTCCATTAACGCCTGTTCCAGTACCGGTGGCAACCGTTTGCCCCGTCTTGAAGCCCGTGTCAGGATCCCCTGGCAGGCCTTGGGGGATAGCCAATACTTTTCCAGGTTCTTCCCCGGTGCTTCCAAGACACCCGATAATAAAGACACGTCTTCTACGTTGTGGTATTCCGAAATACTGACTGTCAAGAACCCTGTAGCCGATCCCATACCCCCGTTCAACCAACGTCCCGATAACGGTTCCCATGTCCCGTCCCCCGTTGGATGACAAAAGGCCAGGGACGTTTTCAAGGACCACCCATTTAGGGCGCAATTCATCCACCAACCGTAAAATTTCTCCATAAAGGCCGGAACGTTCACCGGCAAGTCCGGCCCTTTTCCCCGCCACGGATAAGTCTTGGCAGGGGAAACCCCCACAGATAATTCCCCGTTCAGGGGTAAAGCCTGTTGCCCGTAGTTCATCACCAGTCACCTTCCTTACATCTTCAAATAAAACCGTGTTTGGGAACCGGTGTTCCAGTACCCCACGGGCTTTTTTATCTATTTCCACTGAAGCGCATACTTTTACACCGGCACGTTCTAGGGCCAAATCAAACCCACCAACACCGGCAAACAATGAAACAGCTGTGTATTCACTCATTCCCAACACGCCTTTTCACCGCCCCATTCCACGGACCAGGACCCGTTCCGCTGGTAGTACCAAACGGCCACCTGGGACTGTTGATCCGTAGTGGCCTGGGTAGGTGTCGCTGGAATACCGGGAATGTGTGCCCTGGCGTAAGCCCAAATGTAAGGAATGAACTGGTACCAACCACCGGCGTGGCTATTTTGTTCCACGGAAAAGCTGTGGTTTCTACTCTCATGGTAACGGATACAGGCAAACACTTCCTGTTCCCAGGGCGTCAGTTTCCTGGTTGGGTCCGTTGGTGATGGCCAGGTGGCCGTTGGGTCAGTGTCCCTGGTATCCCATTGTGACGTAATCGGCACCGTGGTGCTGGTAGTGCTAGTGGTGGCCTGTACGGCGATTTTAGGCACCACTGGATGGTCCTGGTGGTTAATGCCCAGTAAGGCCGATACGGCCAGTCCAGTGATTACGGCCAGTCTTGAAATAAACATGTTTGTTCCTCCCCTTGGTTTGGTTTGGGGCCCAGGTATTTCCTGGACCCCTTCCCTTTTTATTTCTTAGCCCGGCGTGTTGCCCGGTTCTGTGCTGTCGCTTCCAGGTCCGCTATGTGGTTCCAAGCGTCCTTCAAGGCCTTTTCCGCTTTTGACAGTCTGCCATAGGCGTCTAATACACAGTATTGAATAATTTGGGCGTCAGTCAGGTCCTTAACTTTTCCGCCCTTGGATCCATTAAACACAGTTCCGGCTTCTTCCGCTGTGAATTCAATGTCCCCGTAGATTTCCTTAAAGTAATCAAGGATGGACTTAACCGCTTCAGACATTTTGGCCGGGGGCATTACCAAGCTTCTTCCGTCATGGGCGTGGTTACTTCACGCCGGGTGTCGGTCTTGGAAACTACAGCTGTGGCCCACGTAAGATCAGGACCAACGGCGTCCGCCACGATTTCCACCACGGACCGCTTATCACCTTCCGGGGTTTCCCAGGACCGCTGTTCTAGGCGTCCGGTCACAATGACACGGGTTCCCTTGGTCAGACAGTTGGCCACGTTTTCAGCTAGTGAACCGTAGGCCGTTACGTCAAAGTAAGAAACCTGTTCCGTCCACTCACCCTGGGCGTTCTTCCAACGGCGGTTTACTGCTATGGCAAACCGAACGGTGGCGTTGCCGGACCCCAGGAACTTCATTTCCGGTTCCCTGGTCAAGTTGCCAATTTGGGTAATTGTTGAATTAGCCATGTGCTATTCCCCCTTTTCTGTGAACGGGGCGGTCCCGTTCTTCAATGACTTACTGACCAGTTCAATTTGGTCATCCGTCAGTTCATTAAGATTACCAAGGCTAGACAGGCCCAGGGTACGTAGAACGTAAGCCTTCCGTTCCTGGGTGTCTGATGAATACCCGGCCAAAGCCAACTTTAAAGCCTCCAGGTTGATCCGGGTAGGTGGCTTAGTCATCCGTTCCACCTTCATCATTTCTTCCCTAGACGGACGCTTAGCCTTAGGGGCGTATCCGGCATTTGCTAGGCACCGGCCCAAACTGGACGTTTCACAGTTTTCAAGGGCACTGGTTTGGTTTACGCCACGGGTGGCCACTGTTTCTTCAGCGTACCCAGTGGACCACGGGTGTTCATCCGTGGCTTCCCGGTACAGTTCTGATTTGACAATGTACTGACCGTCAGCGTGGTGAACTAGGTAAGTTGCCACACGTCCGTTTGGATGTTCTGCCCAAAATCGGGCCAACCGGTCTTCCACCGGTTCATAATCACTTAGGTTAAATGAACCCATTTTCTTTTCCTCCCCTTTACAGGTCTAGTCCCTGTATCCAGTTGGACACAGTTGATTTACTTACTATTACGCCTAGCTGTGACAATTCATCTGCCATGGTCCGGTAGGACTTTTCCAACTTCCGGCCTTCCTTCAGGTACTTCACCAGGCCCCCGTTCATTTCGTAGTCCTTAATGGTGTACAGATAACTAGGCATTAGCCCACGTTTTTAGGATGGCCACCACAGCTGGATCCCACTTGGAACAGGCAATTGTCATACCCATAGTGGTGTCCTGGGTAAAGTATTTTTCCAGGCCCACGGACCCGTCAGCGGTGTTTAATGCCACCACTGTCCACTGTCCGTTTGTGGTTTCTTGGTCCCACAGGTCCCAGGGTCCTTCCGGTTCACCCTGGTTGAAACCAAGTTCCTTCAGTTCCTGTTGGTATTTGTTCAAGGTCATAAGCTGTCTTCCCATTCTTCTAGTATTTCGTCTAGATCAAATAGCGTCCGTGTCAGGTCACTACGGTCCAGGGTGTCAGGGATGTAGTTATTCCCTAACGCTTCCAGGATGGCCTGACGGGCCACGTTAAAAAATCGGGTGGACCGCTGGACGGTAATAACGGGCCACATGGTTAGTCCGCACACTTCACAATGGAACTTGGAATTGTCCTGGGGGATCATGTGGATACAAATGGTCTGTGTCATTACGCTTCCACCAGTTCCAATGTCAGTCCGGCGTCAGCGTAAAGTTGGACGATACGTTCCGCTTCCCACGTCATGTGGGCTTCCTGTTCGCTGGCGATACACGGCCAACACACCCATTCATCCAGGATGTACTGACCCTCAACTAGGTCATTTGATAAGTCACGTGTACAGCGGTTCATTGGTTGCCCGCCATTCCGTACAAGTTGCCGTACTTTTCTTGCCATGCGTCATAGTCCGTGTGAAGTAGCGTGGTTTCTTCCAACTGTTCCATAGTTGAACACCAGTAGTGGACACCATCAGCGTCCACAATGTTCATGTAAGTGTCAGCGCAGGCGTCACAACATGACATGTTCCGGTGTGGACACGTCAGTTCATCTGTACGGCGATCCACGTAAAAGCCACTGGGCTTACGGGTCACAAACTTTTTGGTTCCGGTCATCTTTACATCCTCCCGTCAGCTGGTCCCTTGCCATCTGACGTAGTTAGCATACATCCAAATGTTGGACTGTACGACATTTGGACAGGTTTTTTTCAAAAACTTTAGAAATGGTTTCTACCGCTAAATTGGGCGGGTAAGGGTACTCACGATTTCGTCCCAGTCAGACGGACGCCAAACGTGTACTTCCAGGGCTAGGCGGGGGGCTAGGTCCTTCAGTTCATCCAAGATAACCACCTGGGCGGGCGATAGACGGCCCTTTTCCCGTTTCAGTTCCGCCAGGACCATCCGCTGGTCTGATACCCGGTACATGGTGAGATCCGGCCACCCGGCCATACTGGCCCGCCTACTGTCGGGAACCTGGTACACCCGCCACCCGTACAACGTAGCTAGTTCTTGAACCCGCCGGGAAAAGTCTTTTTCCAGTTCCAGGTTGGCCAGGTCCTTCCCGGTAAATAGTTCAGGGGGCTTCCGGGTCATCATCATCATGGTAAATCTCATTAGGTCCATAAAGCCACCCCATACGGGCCCGCTTGGCAGATCTGATGTCACCTGGTCCGGCCCAACTATGGATTAGGTAGCCAAATTCCTGGGCCCACCCGCTGGCGTCATCTGTGATCCAGGTGTGACAGCTACGACATAGGGCAATACAGTTTTCCGGGTCCACAATGGAACCGCCCCTGGCCCTGGTCATCAGTTCATGTACGTCCGTGGCCGTGAAACTACATACCCCAGGAAGCTGGGCCTGACATTTGTACATGTCCCGGTCCATTACAAACTGGACTACTTCCCGGCGTTGGGTCATTAGGTTCCTACGCTTGGCGGACTGGGGTTTTAGCGGACTACGTTTCACAGCTGGTCTATCCCGTTTGGTTTGGGCCACTTACCCAAGTTGGCGTATTTTTCAATTTCCCGGTCCAGGCACCTACGACATAGGTGGGGGTGGGCACCCCAAAACACTTCCGTCCGCTTAATCACCCAACACATACAGTGTTCACAGAACCCAGGTAGTAGGTCCCGTAACTGTTCGTAGAACACCTGGATCAGCTTCACGGTGTCACCTTCCGGGGACGGGGCCACGTTCAGAACGTCATTAACCCGGTCCCAGTGAATAGAACGGTTTTCATACTGAAGGTCCACCAACAGTTCTACCAACTTAGGCATGGGGACGTTAGGTACATCCTCCTGGGTCAGGTGTGGCATGTCATTCATGCTATGACAGGAAGGCCGTACACGTCAGCGTCTTGAAGAACGTAGTAGTGCCCTAGCTTCCCGGATGTGCTGTTTGGCAATTTCCGGTTCCACTACTTCAGACAAATTTTGAAAATCGTTTTTCTGATGTTTTATGGAAGGTTCTATGATGGTTTGGGTGTCACTGTGACACCCCCTAATGTCGCTTTTGACACCCCTACCCGTCTTATTTGACACCCCTACTTCCCCAGGGGTGACTGTCTGACACCCCATAACAAAACGGTAGGACGGGGGCCTGTTGAACGTAGCTGGTCGGTCCATCACCATGATCCCGTCTTCCATCAGTGACTTAACAGCACGTTGGATGGTCCGGCGGGACAGGGCCGTTTTCTTTTCCAGGCGGGCCATACCTGGGCGGGCTTCACTTCCGTCATCATGGCAGTGATCCGCCAAGGCCAGGGCCACTAACTTTTGGTTCCCGGTCATACCCTCATGGTCAAACACCCATGTCATAACTCTAATACTCATAACAAACCTTCCCTTTTTCCCCACTCAACACGTTCAGTTTCATCCATACCACCCCACCAACCAATGGCCGGGTGTGAACTTTTAGCTGTTAATTCTAATGCGTACTTACGACATAACAAAATCACTGGACAGTCCATACACACTTTTTCCAGGACTTCACGGCGTCTTCCACGGGGACGGATACCGGCACTAATAAACAGTGATGGGTCCATTCCCTTACAGTTGGCTTCATCCCGCCAGTGATAGTTCATCCACCCATTGTTACAGACGGACGTGATACTGAAGACACCCCAGTGGACGCCCTAAGGTCATCACGTTCCGTGGATGTCGTACCACCCCAGTAGCCTTCCTCATAATTGGCCACGGCCCAGTCCAAACATTCCTGGCGGACGGGACACTGGGCACACGCCCGCCTAGCGGGTTCCGGGTACGCCCTTACCTTGGTGTGAAGACTTGGGACAAACATGGAAGCTGGTAAGCCCTTACACCTGGCCTGATCTCGCCACCCCATTATTTCCACCTGTCCCACATTTGAAGAACGGCGTACACGGTAACAGCGGTGGCCATGGTAACTAGTCCGTAGGTACCCATTGTGACACCCATGGAAGGGTGGGAACCACGTAGGCCTATGACGTTAAGCACACCCACGGCGGATCCAATAAGCATTGAAAAGTTAAGGTCCTTTTTCATTACTTCACCGCCAGGGTCTGACGTTCACGCTTACTAAGTGACTTCATACGGTCCACGTCAAATACCCGGCACCCGTTCCCGTTGGAAGATACAAAGACTACGGTTCCGCCAGTGTCTTCACGGAAATACATAACAGTGAAACGTCCACGTTCACCCTTAATAGTGATTTCATCACCAGTTTGAAATTTGGTCCACACTTGAAATGTGGGGAAATGCTTTTTCATTTTTCATCCTCCCATGGATGTGTTACTAACACTGATGTTGCCCGGCGTGTTTCCCAACAGGCCAGGGTTCATCCTGTGCTGGTTTGATACTACTTGATAGACGCTAGGTGTGCTTCCATCATTTCTTCATCATTCTTATGAACGTGTGTAATGGCCACGCCTTCATCAGTCAGCGGTATTGGAATGTTATGGGCCTTGGCCATGTGCTGGGTTGCCCACTTCAATACCGTGGTCCGGTACTGATCCTTAAATTCCTTGCCACACTTACTACACGTCAAACGGTAGAACGTAACTTCTACCTGGTACGGTTCCGGCTTCATTCTTCATCCTCCCATGGATGTATCAGCTAGTAGATCTAACTAATACACATAGTCTAGTCCATTCGTTGGACATGTCAAGCACCCCCTTTACCAAACCTGAACTTTTTATTGGGGAAACGGTTTCATTTTCCCTGGTCCCCATTTGTGCGGAAGTTCACAAGCCTATTTTTAGGATGGTTTTAGAAAAGGTTAAACCCCCTGGCCTAAAGGTAGTAAAGGACCAGGGGGTTTAACGGGGCACTATCGTAGGGAGGATGTGCTACCTGGAATACTAGCGGGTAGTTATTTCATCTGCCGGGTACAGGGCGGTCCAAAGCTGGGCGGGCGTCACCAAGTAAATGTCTCGCCAATTCTTTATCCAACCACCGGCCCGTAAGGCTTCAGCACCCAGGGCGGAACAGATCCAACTATTTTTGGAACGGAAGGCCGGAAACCAAAACGGCGTAAGAATGTCCACAGCTACGGCCAGGATTGTAAGCCACCCGTAGGCGTAGCCAACCTGGGCCCTGGCAAACCTAAGCACCTTCCTGTTATCCACGCCCCTGGGCGTTGATAGGACCGTGTAGTGACCACCTGGGGCCACACTGTCCAGGGTCTTATCATTGGTTACACCTTTGGCTTCAGCTTGGATGATGTACCAAACACCGTCCACTTCCCGGTCCAGGATGGCCACGTGGTTCCACATAGAACCCGGACGAAACCGGATCCACTCACCTAGTCGGATGATACGGCCCAGTATTCCCGTGGAATGGGCAAATACTATGTCACCTGGTTTCATGTTGGGTCCTTACATTTGTGGGTCACGGCCCTACCCACTTCCGCCGGTAACAAACCAAATGGAATTGAAATAGGTTCCCCGGAATACAGGACTACATTTTGGCCACATCTGCCACACTGGAACAATAGGTGACACGGGCGGTTTTCAGGTTGGTTGGATTTTCCCCGCATAAGGGACGTTACCTTACACCAGTAGTAAGTCTGCCCACCCACGGATACCCACCTGGGACCCCACACACAGCGTCAGCATGCCCGCTGGGGCGTGTTGGCCCGTCATGCTGGTCCACCAGTGTGATCCACCGTCCATAGCGGGTACTTGAATAACAGTCCGGCCCACAGCTTCACTAATGACCAGGTGGTGTAAATGCCCGGCAAACAGAATTTCAGCGTCACTAATCGGTTGGCGTCCTGCTATTTGGCCCGTTAGCCACTTTTCCATTTTCTGCTGGGCGTTGGCACCGGACCGGGCTTGGTGGCCGTGAATAAAACCACACGGGATACCTTCAATGTCCAAAATCATGGATAAGTCTTCAGCTATCAAACAGTTAGGAAATGCCACGTTGGCGTATCGTTCCGGGTTATGGGTCAAGATTTCCATGACGGTTTCAAACACCGCTAGATCATCATTATCAGTCCAGGTGGTGTAAGCCTTCCCGCTGGCGTTCCTATTCTCACCATGGTTACCAGGTACCGCCCCAAGGATTACGGGCACACCCAGGGAAACCAACTGGTCCACGGCGTACATCAGTAGGGACCGGGCCAATTTCATCTGTTGGCGTCTATCTAGGTCCACGGAAAACGCTTGAATGGCGTAATGCCCGGAACACTGTTCCACCAAGTCCCCCAAACCCACCAGGTAAATGGACCTACAGGGACGCCCTAGTTTCTTCAGTTCCTTAAAGCGGACCACGGCCCGGTCAATACTGTCCATGATCCGGGTAGCTGTCG